TAGTAATGCTACTGCTGCTAACTTAGCTAATACTTTTGATATCAAGCTAATGTTCTACAGCGGTGGGTCTTGGATATTCAATCCTAATCCTAATTATGGTAGTCAAAATACTTGGACTACAACAGGAGCTAGAATGGATAGAGCATTCGGAGGTAATTTAACTATTGGTGGTAGAGGTTCTAACAGAAGCTTTCACGGTAAGGTAGCTAGTATGGTTGTTACTACGCTAAAAGCTAACCAAGTAATGCCTACTGATAATGAGATTGAGAAGATGATTACAGACCCAATTAAATGGGTTAATAACTTCAAGGTTGGTAATAGTTACAGAAGGGCTTCTTTTGGGTCAGCTAGTAGTAACTTCCAAATCAATCAAACTAACTCAGCTGAGGGTACTCAAGTTTGGTTAATGGGTGACGGTACTCTTGACTCTTATGCTAATGGAATGAGAAATTACATTCAGGTTGGAGACCAAAACTCTACTAAGATGCAGTTAAATAGTATGGTTAGTAATGATATAGAAACAGTAAATATTGCAGGATTAACATAATGAGAGCTGAATATTGCAAGTGTAAAAATACTTACACAATGACAAAATGTAACGAGAAGAAGTGCCAAGCCCCTGACTATTGGAGTCAGGGCTTAGGCTCTTTAACAGGAGGGACGGAGTCTAACGTAGATAACCAATCTTCTGAAAGAAATGAAAGTAGTGATAGAGCAGGTCTTTGGGACTGAAAATAAAACACTTATACTACTTTCTTATTATAATGTATAATTATTAATTAATTTTAGAACTATGAAGAACCCTAAAGAATTATTCAAAGCTATCGTTGAGCTTTCTAACAAAGCGTTAGGAAACAATGAAGAGGTTGAGAATATTGAAGTAAAGGAAGAAGTTGTTTTAGCTGAAGAGGAAACAAAAGAGGTAGAGACAAAGGAAGCTGTAAAAGAAGAAGCTCCTTCGACTGCTCCTGTTGACGTACCTGTAGCTGTTTCAAAAGTAGAGTTTGATTCTGCGATAGCTGAAATAAAAGAAATGTACACCAAAGTATTGGAAAGCATTTCACCTTCGACTCCTCAAGAAGTACCTGCTGAGTTATCAGAAGTTAAAGAAGAGGAAGAAGTAAAAGAAGAAGTAGAAGTAAAAGAAGAAGTTGCTGAAGAGATTGTTGAAGAAGTAAAAGAAGAAGTTATCGAAACTAAATCGGAAGAGGTAGTTGATGACTTAATTCATACTCCTGATGCAGTAACTGAAAAAGCTCCTAGTTACTTATACGCACAAAACAGAAATTTAACAACCGAAGACTATGTCTTCAAAACACTTTTTAATAAATAATAAATAAAAAATAGCAAAAAATGGCTACAACAACAAACATTACAACTACATACGCAGGAGAAAAAGCTATGCCTTTTATCTCTGCTGCGTTATTACAACCAACTACTATTAGAAATGGTGGTTTAACTGTAAAACCAAACATCAAATTCAAACAAGTATTGAAGAGAGTAGAAATGAGTGACCTTATCAAAGATGGTACTTGTGACTTTACTCCAACTGCAACTATCGACATTACAGAGAACACACTTGAGCCAAAAGAATTTCAAGTAAACTTTACTCTTTGTAAGCAAGATTTCCGTTCTGATTGGGATGCAATCTCTATGGGATTATCTGCACACGATAGCTTACCTCCTTCTTTAGCTGAGTACATCATCGGTAAAACTGTTGCTGAGGTTGCTACTGCTAACGAGACAATCTTATGGCAAGGTGCTGACGGTAACGAAGGTGAGTACGACGGTTTCTTAGCTTTATTCGCTGCTGATGCTGCTGTAATTGACGTAACAGGAACTACTGTTGCTGCTTCAACTATCCAAGCTGAAATGAGAAAAGTAATCAACGCTATTCCTCAAACTGTTTACGGAAAAGAAGATTTAAAATTATACGTTGCTTCTGACATTTTAAGAGCTTACGTTTCTTCTTTAGCACTTCAAGGTGGTGGAGACGGTTACTTGAACCAAGGAGCTAACCAAGGATTTGGTAGCCTACAGTTCGAAGGAGTATCTATCTTTATGGCTAACGGATTACCTGCAGGAAATATGGTTGCTGCTCAATCTTCTAACTTACATTTCGGTACAGGTCTTATGAATGACCAAAACGAGATTAAAGTTTTAGATATGGCTGACTTAGATGGTTCACAAAACGTACGTTTCGTTATGCGATATACTGCTGCTGTAAACTACGCTATCGGTTCTGAAATCGTTTGGTACGCTTAATAGCAAAATAATGTAATGGGGAGTTCACGCTCCCCAATTACTTAAACTAATTAATTAACTTAAAAATATAAAAATATGTCTTGCGAAAATTTATCTCTAGGAAGATTGAAGCCGTGTAAGGGTTCTGTTGGAGGGATTAAGAATATATACTTCATTAACTACGGTGACGTAGACGGAATCGTTTACAATGCAACTGACGGTGACGTTATCGATGAAATCGGTACTAGCGTTTCTGCTTACAAATATGATGTACACTTTTCTTCTTCTTTAACACAGAACGTACAAGCTTCTGCTGAGAATGGAACGGTTGCTTTTGAGCAAGTATTGGAGGTATCTCTTCCAAAACTTACCAAAGAAGACCACAAAGAAATCAAATTAATTGCCTTCGGACATCCTCACGTTGTAGTTGAAGACCAAAACGATAATTTCTTCGTATGTGGTTTAATCAACGGTATGGAAGTTACAGGTGGTACTATTGTTACAGGTACTGCTATGGGTGATATGTCAGGTTATACTCTTACCTTAACAGGTATGGAGAAAGCTCCTGCTAATTTCTTAGATACTGACCTTACATCTGCGGGTGGAAGTGTTGTATCGGGTACTTAATAATTACTAAATACTATTGCATAAAAGGCTACTTAACGGTAGCCTTTTTTTATACAATAAAAACAAAAATAGACTTTTTTTATTATATAGTATGAAACTATTAGATAAAGACATAGCTACTAATAACATAGTAATTATACCTAGAAACTACAACCCTTTTTTAGATGTTGAGGTTAAGATAACTAGAGATGGAACTAAGACTACAGAGACTGTTACAGCATCTTCACACGAAGATACAGGTAAAGGTATTTCTATTGACTTAGAGTTTACTTCTTTAATAGAAGGGGCGTATTACTTTATGGAAGTATCACAGTCTTCGTCTAATTACGAATTTGATTCTAATACGCAAGAATGGTGCTATTTAACAACACCTTCTGCTGAACCTAACAAAAAGGTTATCTTTAAGGATAAAGCCTTTGTGACAGGTTCTAATAACGAAGAGTACAGTATTAACAAAGGAGAGTTCACTATAGACGTATCTACTGACTCTGATGAAATTAAAATATATGAGTAAAGAAAAAAGTAATTTAAAGATAGTTAGCTTAGCTAGTTATGAAAGACCTGCGGTAAAAGAATACTCAGGTAAAGATTATGTTGAGTATGGAACTAACAATGATTATTTCAACGACTTAGTAGATAGATTCTTAGGGTCTCCTACTAATGCACGTTGTATTAATGGTATTAGTGATATGATTTACGGTAGAGGATTAGATGCTGTTGATAGAAATATCAATAGAGATTCTTATATCGAAATGAAGAAGCTTATAGATGAAGGAGAGCTTAGAAAAGTAGTTGGAGATAGAAAGCTATTAGGTCAAGGTTGTTTTAAGGTATTATACAACAAAAACAAAACTAAGGTGGTTGCTATTAAGCATCATCCTATGGAAACTCTTAGAGCAGAGAAAACTACTTCAGGAGTTATAAAAGCATACTATTATCACCCTGATTGGAAGAATAAAAAGACTTCTGATAAGCCTAGAAGAATACCTACATTTGGTAACGGAGCCAAAGGTGATACTACAGAGGTATTTGTAGTAAGAACTTACACAAGTTCATTCTACTACTACTCTCCTTGTGATTATCAGTCGTCTTTACAATATAGTCAATTAGAAGAAGAGGTATCTAACTACCACTTATCGAATATAGAAAATGGTTTGCAGCCTAGTTTATTGATTAATTTTAATAATGGAGTTCCTTCTGAAGAAGTACAAGGACAGATAGAAAGCAAGATAGCATCTAAATTCGGAGGCAGTTCGAACAGCGGAAAGTTCATCTTAAGCTTTAACGAAGACAAAGAGACTGCTGCTAATATCGACCCTGTGCATTTACCTGATGCACACGCTCAATATCAATTCTTATCAGAAGAAAGTAGAGAGAAGATAATGTTAGGTCACGGTATTGTATCCCCAATATTATTAGGTATTAAAGATAACACAGGATTTGGTAATAACGCAGAAGAACTTAAAGTTGCTTCTAATTTAATGGATAACATCGTTATTAGACCATTCCAACAAAACATCATAGATGCTTTAAATAAGATATTAGCTGTAAACAAGATTTACTTAAGCTTATACTTTAGAACACTACAACCAATCGAATTTAGTGAACTAGACAATGTACACAACAAGTCTACTAGAGAGATTGAAACAGGTGAGAAATTATCATCTCAACAAATAACAGATGAAGAGATAGAAGCTATATTCACACAAGAAGAAGATAAGGCTACTATCCTAAGCAAGATAAAAGATATATTTAACATAAAAAATAATAAATAATGGCAAAGGCTTTATTCGTTTCAGATACATACGTAAAAAAGAAGTCTATTATATCAGGTAATGTAGACCCTGATTCTATGTTACAGTTCATAGAGACTGCACAAGATATGCACGTACAAAACTATTTAGGTACTGAGCTTTACAGAAAGCTAATGCTATTGGTTTCTAATGGAACTATAGTTGATGCAGCTAACTCTGACTATAAAGGTCTACTAGACGACTTTATAAAGCCTATGTTGGCTTGGTACACTCAAGCTGAGTATATACCCTTTGCGAGTTATACACTCTCTAATAAAGGCTTATTTAAGCACTCATCAGAGAATGCTTCTGTACTTGACAGAGAAGAGATTGCAGGATTAGCTAATAGAGCTAACGATAAGGCTGTTTTTTATACAAACAGACTTATCAACTTCTTATGTGATAATAGCACACTATTTCCTGAGTATAACGATACTACAGAAGATATGAGTCCTGACAAGGACGCTAACACAGCAGGATTTTATTTAGGATAACTTTAACAAGATGGGATTGGAAGATATAAATAAGTACAAGTTAAAAACAGAATATAAAGACAAGCTAGATTCTTTTATAGAGAACCTAGATATTGATATTAAAAAAAACATACAAAATGGTAGTAAAAAAACTAAGTGATAGAATAAAAAACGACACGTTCTCAAGCGTGGAGTTTGAATACCTTGACGAAATAGGAACTCCTTTAGACTTAACAGGAGCTTCTATAAGAGTTCAATTTAGAAACAATAGTAAGAAAGGTCACGTTGTAAAAGACGTTACTGATGGTAATGGTATAACAGCTACAGACCTTGCTAATGGTAAATTTGAGATAGATAAGTTTACTCCTATTGATTTTGAAGTAGGTAATTACTACTATGACGTACAAACAACGCTTTCTAATGGAGATGTAAAAACTTATGTAGGTGGAACATT